GCAATCTACACCTGCACGGGAAGCGCGTCTGCGAGCGCTCGAGCACGCTCAGAGGCTGCATGTTGGTAGCGCATCGCGACCTCGACGTCACTGTGCCCGCCGCGCTCCATGATCTCAGCGAGGGTCGCTCCTTGCTGCGCGTAGAGAGTGAGGCCGGTGTGCCGGAGATCGTGAAAGCGAAAAGACGGCAGGCCGACAGCTTCGCGAGCGCGATTCCAGACGAGATTATGATTCGTCTGCGAGAGAGGCTTGTCCGGGTCGTAGGGAGAGGGGAAGACAGGCGCGGACGCTTTCTTTCCCACGTACATATCGAGATGCTCGCGGATCGCTGGGATCAAAGCGTGAGGCAGAGCGACCATGCGTGCTTGCCCATTCTTCGGGGACGTGTATCCGGGAGGCGTGGTCTTCTGGTTCCACTGCCTCGCCACGCGAAGACGAGGATTTTTCCCCTCAAGGTCGATGAAGTCTCCACGCTGAAGACCGAGAGTCTCCCCCTGCCGCAGCGAGCACCAAGCCGCGAGTAGGACGGAAAGACGGAGCTGCACTGGCATCGCTTCTGCCAGGGCAGCGACCTGCTGGGGCGATGCGATCTGCCCTACTCCCAGAGTCGACGGCTTTGGCTTAGACTGTTTCAGTTTCACAGGCGAGACAGCGATAATCTCACGCTCGATCGCAAGATTAGACAACCTCCGCAGGCTCGCGATGATCTTCGTCCTAACCGCTGGAGTTCGCGCCTTATCGGCTAGTGCTTGCACGTCTTGGGGCGCGAGCTCGCGGACGCGACGCGAACCAAGAGTAGGGAGGACGTGGAGGTCTAGGACACTCTTGTATTCTCGCAGCGTCGACTGCTTCCTCATCCCCGACTCTACCTGCTCGGCTAGATCCCTCATCCAGTCATCGGCGAGCTGAGAGACAGTGATTAGGTCTTTGCCTGTCTCGGCGGCTTGAAGCTTCGCGTCAGCCCTACGCTGAGACGGTGGGATAAAGATTCCTCGAGCGATATCGGCCTTCGCGATCGTCACAGCGGCTTTCGCGTCCGTCAAAGTATCAAATCGCCCTAGACGATATCGCTTGCCGTTCACGTAGACCGTGACTCTGTATTTCGACCGGGTCGAGTCCCATTCGATTCCAGCGGGTAGTTTTTTCGCCATCGGGTCTCCTTGGGTGGGGGCGCCACTGGGGGCGTTGGTGGGGGCGTATTGGGGGCTTTTTCGTGCTCACTTATGCTAACTCCTGCTCACTCCTGCACTCAATAGCAATCCTGCCAAACCGTTGGAAACAAAGGAAANNNNTTCAACGAAGTTCCGGGACTACTTGTGGAGATGGGGGGAAACAATAAACAACCACCCCCGACCTGCACAAACACACTCAGATAAAAACTTGGGGGCGCAATGGGGGCGCTCCAACGCTCACGGATTCCCCGAACTGCTGAGCGTGTCGAAATCGATATTTTTTATCGAAAAACTGCCTCTCAGAGAAAATATAGACTCCTAACGCACGAAAAACGCCCCCTACCCCCGATTTCTCGGAGATAGAGGGCACTTTTCTGCAGCTAGAGCTTTTTCTTAATACGATCCAGCTCTTGCCAAATTCGCTCATGCTCATCGTGGGCATGTGAGTCGAGCGCGATGCGCTCTGCACGATCCTGCTGCTGCGCTGCCTGCAGCTGCGCAAGGACTTTACCGTGAGCGCTGATCTCTTGGCCTTGGAGCTGCTGGGTGTGCGCCACGTCGGCGAGAAGCTCGCTGACGCCGTCCAGCTTCCCGCCGAGAGCGTCGATATCATCGCGGAGATTCGTGGAGTGATCGTTGTGCGTCTGATCTTTCACGGACTCGACGACAGTACCGACCTCGCTCACGCCTCGATGAAGGTCTTTCAATTGAGCGTTGATCTTACTTTGCACAACTTTCAGATACGCGATCACGACGCCAATCCCCATCACGAGGAGGGAGGAGATCGCAGCGACAAGATCCGCACTAAAGAAGTCCGTAATCGCAGAAGGAAGCAACCAGCCTCACCGCGATTCTGCGCGATGCATAGGCTCGTAAGAGTCTGATCCGGACGCTCGTGGCTTCGACACGTCGTAGAGGCCCGCTGCCGAGAGACCGAGGATCATGCCCTGGGCCGCGGCTTGATACCATCCGTACCCCGCGAGTTCGTACTGGCCGACCGCGAGCGCGATGCCGAGGACGACAGCGAGGAGTGCTGAGATCTTGCCTGACAGGCCAAGGGCCTTGGCGAGGTTGGTTAGTGCGAGGATTGCGGGGATTGATGCGAGTGTGATGATTTCGGGTGTCATTGTGCGCCTCCTTAGATTGCGTCGTTGTTGAGGGCCTGCTGAAGGGCACGGATGGTGTTAGACGGAGCGTCGAGGCCCTCGTCCGGCTCGAAGCCGTAATGAGCTTCGAGAGCGTGGATTGTCTCGGGTCCGAAGACTCCGTCCTGCTCGACGCCAAGCGTCGCCTGCAGCGCTTCGATCACTGCACTACCCTCGGGCGTCGCGACCCATTCCCAGCCGGTTGTGAGGCCGGGATTGTCATCCTCGTAATCCTCGTCCTGACTTGAGACGATCCCGTCGACAGTCGTGCCGAGAATCTCTTGGAGCTTGCGGGTCGTATCGGCGCCCCAGTAGCCATCGACAGTGATAGTGCCGTCTCCTGCTGGCGCTGGAGCGTAGGCCGGTCGAATCACCGCGCAGATGTCATCGTGCGCGCGCACTCGGCGGTAGACGCCGCCTCCATTGGACTGAGAGCCCGCACCATTCGAGGTATTGAATTCGACCGTATGGACGTATTCACCGGAGCGGTAGTCGGCAAAGCCAGTGTGATCGGCCAAGCCGTCCCCATCCCAGTCGAAACACAGGACGTCGCCCGGCTGGATGTCATAGAAGCCAATCAGACGACCGACTTGTGAAGCGTCGCGCACCATCCAAGGCACATAAGCGTACAAGCGTCCGTCGCCGAGAAGGCTCGTTCCGGCTTGGTCGAGGACCCATGAGACGCCCATAGCGCAGAAAGGCACGCCAGAAGCGCCGAAGTAACCTGAGCCAGTCTTGCCCGCATACCAGCGACCATATTTGCTGCCTTCTTCCGGATCGTCCCAGCGCGTGTAGCCAACTTGGGATCCTGCGATGTCCAGTACCTGCTGTGCATCTGCCATTGGTCAGGCCTCCTCGTTTCCAGTCTTGGGATCTGCTGGGCCGTCGCCGAACTCGGGCATCTGACGGACGCGCGCCTCTTCGTTGTCGTGATCTAGCACTGTGTGATTCCTTCTTTCGATGGGATTAGAAAGGGATTGGATGGGATGAGGTGGGATTGGGAGGGGATCAGAGAGGCTCGTCGACCGCGGGAGGCAGCGTCGATGGATCGGGAGCGCGAAGCGACGGATCCACGCGATCAAGGAGAAGCCCACGATCGCCCCCCGCGGCTTCGTACTCCTCGAAAAGGCTCTTGAGCTTTTCGGGAGATTCAGCGATCACCGATCGGCGGTGAATCTCCCACTCGGCCATCGTCTGCAGCTCCGCGAGATCACGATCCGTGAGCGTCGCGAGGTCGATCGTTGCTTTGGTAATGGAATCCACGAAATTAGCCATCTATGTGCTCCTCCTTATTTGGCGCGGATGATCTTCTGCACTGTGTAGTACGGCTGGAGCAGGCTCATTGACTGGCTTCCACCTGTCTGCCCGGTCTCCGTATCCCCCGGAGTCAGACCATCGTTAGCCATCGTGCCAATCCACGAGCCGCCGTTTTGATTGAGAGAGATAAAAGACTGACGGCCCGCGTTGCGTTTCTGGCGATCGTGCCAGCCGCGATCGTTGCCCGCGTGCCGGTGCGCGGGCATCTCCGCGATCGTGATTTGGTGGCGTTTTTCGCCTCCGCTCTGACCGACTGAGGAGAATTCCCCCGATCCGTCAACCATGACCGAGACGCGGCCACGCAGATCCGGGACACGGAACATATCGCCAAAGCGGAAGCGGCCACCCAAGACCTGCGCGAGCTGCGGATATTGCACGACGGGATACGTCGCGCCGTCGCAGAGCAGGTAATCCTCCGGAGCATTCGCCCCCGCGTAATCAATCACGGTGCCCACGGGGACGGCTGGACTCGTCTGAACGGCTGCAGCGCTTTCGGATGCGAGGACGAGAGCACGCCGCGAAGCCAGAAGCACCGGGACTCGCTGCCCCTGCACCGGAGAGCCGACGACGTCAATACTCGTCAGAGCCGCTGACTGGCCGTCGAGGATGACCGAGACAGGATTGACGGCTGAGATCGTTCCCCATCGGAGAGAGACCTTCTCCCCTGCGATTCCCGCGACGGCTTCCAGCTGCTCGGCTAGGAAGGTCGTGAGGTCTTCTACCAACGGCCTACCTCCTTAAGAGTCGTCGTCTGTAGCGCTGTCGGCTCGAGCTGGATCCGCGTCTCCTGCACAGTCGCGAGGACGCTCACGCCGCCGGATCGGTAACCGACGAGATCATTCGGAGCGAGAGGAAGCGGGAGATGCTGAATCTCAATCTTCCCAACAGCTCCCGACGCCGCCGCGAGCCGACGCTTCGCAAGATCAGTGATGATCTGTTGATTAGCTGCCTCCACACCTGTCTCCACTTTCGAGACCCAGCGGCCTCGCGCTTGATAGGACGCAGGCGACGCGGGATCCCGATTCTCGGCGTATCCAACAAATCCGGCTTTGTCCCCGCTGCCCTGGGACACACAAATGTAACGATTTGGAATCGCTGCAAGATCTTGCTCACGGGTGAAATCCGCAAGGTGAATAGCGTTCTGGCCCTCGACGAAGTCCCAGACTTTCGCGCGACGCAAAGGCTCGACGTATGGTGAGGCCTCGAAAGCGCCAGAGGCGCTGACCGTGAGCGACCAGAATCCAATCGCCTGCAAGATGTCATTGATAGCTGTCAGCTTCGGAGTGCCCGCATCCCAGACCATCGACGAGGAGAGCATCGGGCCTCCGTCGCTGATATTGACGGGAGAGACGTCGGTGAGGAGATGACGGACATGCGCGAGAGGATGATTCGAGGGCACTGTCTGGTACGCCGCGACGAAAGCGTCGCCGTCGAGGAGAGACAGCTTCGAGATCAGCTCGACTTGTAAACTCGATCCGCCCTCGCTGTACGAGAGCTTCGGAGAGGCGAAGAGGAAGACGCCGAGAGGCCAGCTTTCCCCGCTCGCGAGCTTGTAGAGGATCTTGACTCGGTCTTTAGCCCAATCGATCTCCTGACCGCGATCGACAAGATTGAGACTGCCCGAGGTCCGGAGGCGCGAGCCCGCGCTCATCGATACCTCGCCGCCCTCGACGCCGTCGAGACGACCCTTCTCGCGCTCATTAGAGTCGAGAAGGATTACCTCGATCGACGCCTGCCGATGGCCGGTAAGGCTCACGCCTCCACCTCCTCAAGCTCGAGAGAGACTTTCCAGATGCCGCCGACGCTACGAGGCGCCGAAATCGACGAGAGACTGCAGTAGATCCGACGGCCAAGAGGGTCACGGTAGAGGAAAGGAGCAGGCAGGACCGCGAGTTGCTCGAGCTGACGCACGTGGGTTTCGTATTCGGCGTCGGTGAGGACTGCGCTGATCGCGATCGACCGCTGCACCGCTGTTCCGGTCACCTCGACGCCGCGAGCGCGTCCTGCGAAGTGCTTGACCTCGCGGTGTAGGAGGCTGGGGGTAACGGTGACTTCTGGCTCGTACTTGAATCCGACGCAGGTTCGGAAGCCCTGGCCTCCGGAGATCCATACTTGGCGACTTGCAGCCGTTATGGTGACTGTTGTCGACTCTGAGGAAGGAGTGACGCTGGACGCTGTTACCCGGTAGAGCGTTTTCCCGCCGGAGGGAGCTTCGCGGTCTTGGACGGTCACGTCGATCGGGAGATACGAGGCGATCGTCTCCCACGTCTGCCCGCCGTCTTGTGAGCGGTCGACTTGGTTGGAGATCGCAGCGACGGTCTTCCCGGCCTTCGGCGCGGGATTGGTGATGCCGATGGAGACGACACCTGTCGAATCATCCCACTGCGCGGTCACCTTCGGCGCCTCGGGAGGCGCATAGCGGACTTTGGCTCGGCGCGTTGCTTCGGTTGAGCTGAGGCCCTCGTCTGACAGTGCGGAGACCACGACGATATATTCGTGGCCGTTCGCGGCGCGCTCAGCGACTTTATATGAGGTTGCTGTGCCCTGGATCGTTTCATCGGCGACGACGCGATTCTCAGTCGCGTCTGTCACTCGGACTCGCGCGAGGACCTGCTTCGCGCCGCCCGACTGGCTATACGACCAAGAGACAGAGAGAGCGCTGGTATCGATCGTCGGTTGAGGTGTGAGGATTCCGACGACTGGACGCGAGGAGATCAGGAAGCTCGAGACAGCGCTCCACGGAGACGCACCGGCTTCCTCGGTGGGCTTATACATGCCCCAAGTGCGCACCTGCCACTCGTAGGTGCCCTCACCGAAGGCCGCGAGACTGTACTGCTGAGCGTCGCCGGTGACCGTGTAAGTCGACCAGTCGGAGGCACCGCGAGCGCGGAGACGGATCTGAGCCTTGGTCTGCGCGGTCGTGTCTTGAGTGGCATGGATCCACTCGAGGAGGCCCTCCCCCGCCGGGACCGTCGACCCCTGCGGCTTCAAGCCGCCGGGAGTACCGGGCACGGAGAGGACATAGACCGAATTGGATGTCTCACTGTAGGGAGAGACAAGCCCGCCGGGACCGAGCTGACGAACACGATACTGATGCGTGATCGATGGGTTGAAGGAGGAGTGCGTCCATGAGGTCGCGCCAGCCGGTGCGGTGCCGACTTTTGTTTCTCCGTCCCAGATTTCGACGCCCCACCGATCAGGGTAAGGAGTAGTCTTCACCCAAGTGACGCGGATCGCGCCGCCGGTGATCTTCGAGGCCTTGACGTCTTTCGGCGCTCCGGGCGTCGAGTACAAGTCGCCGGGAGAGGTCGTATTAGACGACCCCGCTTTATTCTCGACCCAGCCCGACTCGGAGCCGTCATTACGCCAAGCGTGGATTCGCCAGCGGTATTGGTCGTTGGCCGGGACGTTTTTGTCGACCCAGCTGCGAGCCGACGCGGGAAGATTAGCGAGGCGACGATACTGAGCAGAAGAGGCATCCCAGCGATCGACCCCGAGCCAATCCGCCGGAGCATTAGGATCCGTTGCCATATCCCACGTGACGAGGACAGTGCCATCCGCGCGAGAAGACGCGGTGAAATTACTCGGCGTCGGAGGATTACCCCACGATTTCGCGGGAATGTCCCAGCCGACAGTCAGCTGAGGAGCGCCACCATTCCAAATCGGGCCGATCGACGCAGAGAATTCCACGTGCCGCCCGTGGCCGTATTCGGTTGTGTAGGTGCGTCGCTCTCGTGAGATCTCCTTCTCGTCGTATCCCCCGCGACCCGACGAGAAGGAGAAGCTGACGTCGCCGGAGACCTCGCCCCAGCGATGGAGCACGTTGCTCCAATTGTGGCCGTAACCATCAGCCTTGACGCGGTAGACGATCTCCAGCTCGATCGAGCCAGAATTCGGATCCCCATGCTGATAGATGTCAATACCGACCATCAGATAACCGGATGATCCTGACCACCACGTCATAGCGATTTACTCCTTATATATAGGTATAAGAGCGGAGGGGATTAGCGGCTGATGCCGATTCGTTCGCGGAGCGACCCGCGAGAGACACTGCCAAGCGCGTCGCCCGTGACTCCGTAGGCTTCGACTCGCATCCGCCCGACCAATTGGTCATTGACGTCACGCACGACCAGCTCGCGAGCAGACTGGGTCTTCCCCAGAGTCCAATCCGACATCATGGACGCTCGACGATACGCGCCGACAGCGTTGAGCTGCCCGGCTTCGAGGTCTCGGATCTGCGCCTGCCCCTCAGCGAGAGTGTCGGCGACAGCCTCCTTGAAGAGGTGACCTCGACGCTGCATACCATCCGCGAGCGCCTCAGCGATCGACATACCGGAGTACAAGGTCCATCCGTGACCTGAGAAAGGCCCCTCTTTAGCCGGGGAGAAAGGCAAGAGATTACGGATACCGGACAAGAAACCGGAGACCGCGTTCTTCGCGCTCGAGAACATCGACTTAATACCATCGATCAAACCGGAGATGATCTTCTTACCGGACTCAAAGAGCATCCGTGGGAATCCCGCGACTGCGCTCATGATGCTTGAGCCGACTTGTGCGATCGCTCCGCCGATCTGCGGGATCGCCTGCACGATACCTGTCACGAGGCCGACGAGGATCTGAATACCCGCGGAGATGATCTTCGGAATATTCTGCACGAGCATCGTAACGATCGTGACGATGATCTGCGGGAGCATCGCGATCAGCTGAGGAATCGCCTGCACGATACCCGTGATCACTCCGATCAGAAGCTGGATACCCGCCTCAATAATCATCGGAAGATTCGCGAGGAGAGTATCCACAACCGTCGTAATGATCGTGGGGAGCGCTTCGATCAGCATGGGGATCGCTTGAATCAGACCATTAATCAGTGCGTTCAGCATGCCGACGCCTGCCTGAATGATCTGCGGGAGCGCCTGCACCAAGCCGTTGATCACTGTCGTGATGATCTGCGGGAGCATCGCAATCAAAGCAGGCAGCGTCTGTAAGATACCGTCGATGATCGATTGGAGGAGCTGCGTGCCCATCTCGAGGATGCGCGGCAATCCCTGCAGCAGACCATTCATGAAGGTCGTGATGATCTGCGGGAGCGCCGAGATTAGGATCGGGAGGGCCGCGAAGATACCATCGACCAGCCCTTGGAGGAGCTGGAGGCCCGATTCGATCAGCATCGGAGCGTTCTCCACAAGCGCTGTCGTGATCGCGGTGAGCATCTGAGCGACCGCTGGCAGGAGCACCGGGAGCGCGTCCGAGAGGCCCTTGACCAAGGCCGGGACGATCTTCCCGAAAGCGTTAGACAGCTGCGGCATCGACTGTGTGATCGCGTTGATGACCATCGTGACGATATTCGTGCCGGTCGCGAGGGCCTCGGGAAGGGCTTGCGCGATCTTGTCTCCGTAGAGTGCGATCTGCCCTGGCAGGCCCTGCAGAGTCTTGCCGATCTGGGCGACCAGCTCTACTCCGCCCTGCTGGACGATCGCGCCGATGCCAGCGAAAGCAGCAGCAGCCAAGCCGCCGAACGACAGGAACTTCAACATTCGACCGGGAGCAAACAAGCCGCCGAGCTTGCCGAGCGACTGGCTCGCCTTCGGCGCGAGGCCAGAAAGCTTCGCTCCGAATCCGTCGAAAGCCGCGCCCAGAGGCGCGAACGCACCGCGCACGCGCGCACCGATCGGTGCCAGAGGGCCGGTGATCTTCCCGCCGATTGACGACGCGACCCCGCCGATCCGGGAGACTGCCGGTGCCATGCGCTCGGCGACGCCCTCAAAGCCACGGCCCACGAAAGACGCGGACTGCGAGACCGTGCCTTTGAGGACGCCCATGCCGGAGCTGAGCTTTCCATTAGCTGCCGAGAGAGCGGAGCCGAGGCGCGTGCCTCCGAAAAGCGTGTCGAAGAAGCCGTCGGAGACGCCGGTCATCTCAAAACGAGCCGCCGAGACACGCTTGGACATTTGTCCGAAAGCGCCGGTCACTTCACCGGGGAGATTCTTGAGGGAGGCGAGAGACTTGCCTGCTTCGGGCATTCCCTTGGCGAAATCGACGACAGATCCGGAGGCTTTGCCCAGTGCGCCGTCGATTCCGCCGAAGAAGCCAGCGATTTGCTGGAAATTCTTCAAGCCCGCGCCAGCCGCGAGCATCGCTCCGAAGCCGCCAGTGACGGCCTCGAGCTGACCCTTAAGGGACTTAATGTTGGTTTCGCCGCTCTTGACCGAGTCCGCTAGACGCTGGATCCAGCCCGCAGCGCTCTGCGCTGCAGGAGCCAGCTTCTCCCCCAGCTGAGGGACCAGATTGTCGGCGACAGCATTAATTAGCTCGGTCATCGGCTTCTTGACTTCTTTGAGAGAGCCTGTCAGCTCTTTATTCAGCGAGGCCTCGAGATTGCCCCACGCGCCCTCGAAAGTCGTCGCCGACTGAGCTGCCTTGATAGCGACCTCGTCAAAGCCGAGCTGCGTGATTGCCTTGTTGAAATCCTCGGCTGAGATCTTGCCCTTAGCCATCGCGTCGCGGAAGTCGCCGGTATAGGCGCCCATATCCTTGAGCGCCTGCATGATCTTGCCCGCGCCGCCCGGGATCGCATTCGCGATCTGATTCCAGTCCTGAGTCATCAAGCGACCGGCTGCATTGACTTGGACCATCGCGTAACCGAAGGCAGCGAATTCATTCTTGCCGCCGCCAGCCGCCGCGGTCAGGTTGCCCGCCGCCTCGGCCAATTTATCGAAGCCCTTGACGCCGTTCGCGGCCAGCTTCGACGTCATCGACTGGATATCCTGCAGATCATAGATGGTCTTGTCTGCATAGCTCTGGGCTGCAGCAGTCAGATCTTTGATCTTCCCCGGGTCGACCCCAGCAAATTTCAGCGTGTTCTGGAATTTATCCGTAGCATCCGACGCCTTGATGGCCTCCGGAATGTACGCGCCGAGGGCCGCGCCGATCCCGCCGACGGCTGCAGCTGTCGCGCCGAGGCCAAGCTTCCCGATCGTCTCCAGCGCGCCGCCGATGCCGCGAGTGAGGGACTCGCCGAGGCGCGAGCCCCACGAGGAGGTGGATCCAGTGACATCGACGCCGCCGAGTTCCTTCGCGATTTCGCGTTTCATTCCGTTGAATGACGGGACGACGTTGAGCCATGCGCTTCCGAGGTCTGCTCCGGCTTCTGCCACTTGGGTCCACCCTCTCTATTTAGATTTTCACTGCGTCTCTTCCGGATCGATCGCGGTTCGCGGGAGAGACAGATAGGCGTCGATGGCCTCCGGAGAGACCTCCTCGACAGCCTCGACCGATTCGCGTTCGCCCACGTGTGGGCGCGGGATCGGCTTCGGAGCATTCCTGCCCGAGGCCGCGTCCTTGGTCTTCGACCACAAGAGCGTCATCAGCACGTCTGCTTGGTGAGCCTCGAGGTGTTCTGAGACTCCCCACTCCCAATCGGGATTGGCCGCGCGGTGCGCCCATGATTCAGGCTGGCGAGCAATTACACTCGCCAGCCTGACCGCTGTCTTGTAATCGAAGTCCCTCCATGATTTCTGGAAGTAACGGATGAAATCCGCTTCCAGCTCGTCTGGATAGTTGAGGACTAGTCCTGCGAAGACTGCGATTTTGGGGCTGCAGCCTGCATTGCCTTCATGAAGAATTCGGATGCGGCTTCGACGGAGACGCGCCCGTCTTTATCGCGCAGAGCGTCATAAATCTCATCGCGCTTCTTCTTAGAGCCTCCCGCGAGCCGAAGCATGACCTTCGGGAAGACCAACGGGTTCCCGTCTTGGATCTCTCCGAGCTGCTCAAGAAGCTCCATGTCATCGAATTGCTCAGGCTTGAGGTTGAGCTTGACGCCCTTAATGGTGTGGATTGCCATGTGATTATTTCTTTCTGTGCGGGGGATTAATCAGAAATGATGTGTGCGGGATCAGGCAGGCAGAACGCCGCCCGAGACAGCCGCGATGTACTCACGAGCGGTGGAACCGTCGATCACAGCTGACGGATACGCGGTGATCGTGGTTTCGTATCCGACTGCTTCGCCCGCCTTGTAGACGACGTCGCCGACCTCGGTCACCTGACCATCGGGAATTACGATGCGCTTGATGTAACCGCCTGCCATGATCATCTCGATCACGAAGACGCGGTGCGGCATATCCTTCGCGTTGTGATCCACGGTCACGAGCTTGCTACCTGACGCGATCTTGACGTTCTCCTGGCCGTAGACTTCCTTGAGGACATCGGGATCAAGAGACTGGATGAAAGTCAGCTGGAAAGTCTCCTTGCGGCCAGTGCCGACGGAAAGAACGGTATCTCCGCCCCATTCCTTAATATCCTCGGAGTCCTTCTCGTTGCCGTTGGTGAGGCCGTCTTCCGAGACATATCCGAGCTTGACGAAAGCAGCGTTCAGCGTTGCTGCCGCGTCGGCGGGGATCGCAGTGCCAAGAGGAGCTGAGGAGACTGCTCCGCCCTTCTGAGGCTTAGCGGTAGTGACGAGACCTGCTGTTGACTGTGCCATGTGATGGTGTCCTTTCTAAAAGGGGGAAACTGTGTGCGAGGGGATCAGAGGTGATCCCACTCTTCGATGGGAGGAGGAGCAGCCACAGGCTGGCTCGTGTTGAATACAATGACGTGTGCGGTGAGCTGGAATCGCTGGCTCCGGCTGTCGGGATCCGCGAAGTCGTAGAGGGATTCGACAGTCGCGTCGGCGACAGATGGCTCTGTCATCGGCCAGCTGTCGATCGCTGACGCGGTCTGCTCTGCGAGGGCCGCGGCCTCCGCCTTAGTCGGCGCCCACGCCTGCACAGCGAAAGTCGGCGAATCTGAGAAAGCGTCGATCTTCCCGCCGGTGCGCTCGACCGTCACGAACTTTTCAGGCCGCGTTGCCGGGACCTGCACGAAAGCTTTCACCGGGTAGAGATATACTTCCAGCATCTTCCGCAGGAGCGCGGTTGAATCCATGTCGTTAGATCCTTCCTGCTCCGACTGCCTTTAGAAGCGCGTTTTCCTTGCGGTTGCGTCGGCGCGCCTCGAAAGTCTTTGCTTTAACAACTCCGTGCGGTCGTCGCTTGCCTTGCTTGAGGTCAAATACAAAGCCCGGGCCTGCTGCCCTGGCGATCGCCTCGCCAGCGCGGACGACTGCGGGAGTCGCGAGCTCGCGCAAAGCAGCGTTATTCAGCTCGATCTTCACCTGATTACCCACAGCGCTTCACCCCTCTACGAGACGAACCGTGACCGGGCGATTCCACGCCCCGGGAACGTTCTGATCGGTGTACGGCTGAGGATCACCGATTACTTCCCATGTCTCTCCGCGCACGAAGACGCGCGCGCCGCGGAGAGACTCGGTGAAAGTCTTCGGGAAATGAAGAGTCAAACTGATCGAGTCTCCGTCTGGACGCATCCCCGGCTCAAGATCAGCTGTATTCCCCGGGGCAACTAAAACGTTCTCGACAGTTTCCGCGAGGTGCCACTCCATATTGGCTTCGCCATATGCGTCGGTATACGCGATCGACGCGCGTGAAATCTGGACAGTCTCGCCCTGGATCATCGCTTCCCGCCGATCGTGTCGACCGAGACAAAGCGACTCGCATGAATCCCCAGACGCTTGCGATGGAGCCGTGTGAAAGACAAGCTCCCAGCCGGGCTGGAAAGCGTGTACGACTGGCTATAAGGCCCGCCCGTCATAGTCGCCTGCGTGACGCCCGGGAGGACGCCTCCAGCCTGCTGGCGCGCCGAATAATTCACCATGTCACAGACGACGTCCGTGAGCGTGTCGGCTCGGATCTTGCCCGCTGCGCGCTCGGCGTAGACATCGATCCCCGCGTAAGCCAACTCGTCGCGCACGATGCGAGAGGCGCGCTGGAGCTGCGCAGTGATCGTCTGACGATCCGACGCGGGAACCGCGCCGTACATTGCCTCGTAGTCGGTGAGGGAGGCAAACGCCTCCGCTTGGTTATCAGGGCTTGGCATCTGCCTCCCTCTCCTTTCTACTAGCCTTCGACAACCTCAGCCGGAGCCTCCTCCACAGGAGACTCCTCCTCGACGGGAGCCGAAGCCGCGAGCGCGATGCCGTAGTCGTCTCCGAGTTCGTCGAGGATGGTTTGGGCTGTGGTTTCGTCGGTTTGGGCGGTGCCGTCGTGGAATTCCACGCGCGGGAAAGTGACGAGAAGTTCCGGATGTTCCGGGCAGGTGAGTGTGACCATTGGTGTCTTCTTCTTAGCCATGTTTCAGCGGTTCCTTTCTCAGCCCTGAGCCACGGTGAGGACGCCGTGTGCCTTCTCGTTGCCGTAGATCAAGCCGGTCTCGCAGTAGAGCTGCACCTTGTCCGCGGAGCCGGTCTTTGCGAGAGGCTCGGCGAAGACGTGGCCCTTTCCGGGCACTTCGAGGAAGGCAGGCTTGAGCTGCTCGAGAGAAGCAACGACAAGCTTGTCAACCGGCATGTAGCGATTGATCATCACGTTGCAGGTTCCGAAGTCAGTCTCGACCGTCTGGAGGTTGACGCCGCCCACGGTGCGATCGGACTGACGGAAATTCGCCTCCTTGATGAAGATGCGAGACAGCGCGCGCTTGAGCGTGGCGTTGACGATGATGGTGCGGGTCTCGGACTCCTGAATACCGCCCGCAGACCAGACCTTCTGCATGAGATCGAGGATCTCGTCCTCGGTGAGCTGAGAAGCCTTGTGGGTCGACGTCGCGGTGTTGGTCGTAATCGCCGAGATCAGACCGCGAGTCTTGCGAGGAGTCGCGTTGGTGGTCGGCTGAGCAAAGACGCCGGTGAGGAAAGACTTTTCGATGTCTCGAGCGATTTCCTTGAGCTTCTGCTCGACCTGCCAAGCAAGCTCGTCGGCGGGCATGGTGCCGGTGGTCACCTGAGTTGCGCCGGTGCCGGAGCCGACCTGACGAGTAGCGCCAAGCTTCGTGTAAGACACCGCGACGGCTTCCTGATGAATCTCAAGCACGTTGGATGCTGAGAAGCGAGCGCGGGCCTCGAGAGCGGTTGCGTCTGCGCCTTCGGTGCGCTGACGAGTAGCATCAGCATCGCGCAGGTCATAGCCTTCCCACGTGAAGACGGTGGATCCGACGGACTCTCCGCCGGTCAGGCCACCGATCGCGGAAAGCAGCGGCGTGTCCTCGGGAGAGGCCGAGAAGAGTTCGCCGACGTAGTTCGGGCAATTGTAGGTGGTTGCCATTTCGGAAATGGTTGCCATGAAAGGAACTCCTTAAAGAGAAGAGTGTGTGTTGATGGGATTGTTAGGAGCGTCCGAGCTGCGCGAGTTTGATTGCCTTGAGTCGGGACGATTCCTTGAAATCTCCGGCCTTTTGCGCGGCAAGAATCTGATCGTCGATCGAGAGATTTGCCGGGCGCGCGGGGAAAGCCCCTGCGCCGGAGTCTGAGAGCTTCGGAACCACAGGCGCGGGAGTTTCGCCGCGCCAGTCTGCGAGGCGCTTCGCATACTCTGTGATCTCCTCGTCCGTGTCTCCTCGGATCAGATCAGCGGGCACGCCGTATTCGGAAGCAGCTGCAGCGATCTTTTCTGCGCGCTCGGCAGCACGCTGGCGTTCAGCGACTTCAGTGCGGAGGCCCTCGATCGTCGCGTCCTTATCTGAGATCGCGGCCATCAAAGACTCGACCTGTTTGCGATCGGCCTTGGCGCGTCGCTCCCACTGTCGGGCGTGTGCTTTCCAGTCTTCTTCGGGAGCTTCGGCGTCGCCTGCCGGTGCTTCTGCCGGGGTCTCGGCCTCCGGCTTCGCAGCGGTTTCCTGAGATCCGGTAGCCTGCGTAGATTCAGCAACGTCGGAGGCTGCCTGCGCAGCTTCGACAGTCTTTTCATCTGCAGGCCCCTGTGCTGTGGTTCCTACGAACATTTTGTTTCCTTCCATGCGGATGGGTATAAGAAAACCCGCTCCTATGCAGGTGCGGGTGGCATGAGAAAACCCCACTCGCAAGTCGCGGTGGGGTTTCTTGGTTTACTGAGGCAGCGGGATTACGCTACTGATTTTCGTTTGAGCGCGAGTCCTTCGCGAAGCTCAGCGAGTTCTTCGTCGTAAAGTCCCGATGCGTTGCGATTGACTTCTTGCAGCCGCTCTACCCAGTCTGGGGAGACGATGTCGTAATCGATGAGTGACGTCACGGCCCCGTCGACATCAGGGCCATCACAATCGAGCATCATACGTAAAAACGCGACCGCTTCTTGCGCGTCAACCGCGTCAAGTGCCTCGATTGCGTCGAGCACGAACTGTGTTGTCGTATCTGCTGCCATGCGTCCAGTCTACCTACTCTTCAAGCGCGGTGATAGTTTTAATACGTCTCATTTTCGCGTCATTTCGGTAAGCAACTCGTATTAGCACTCCGTTCACTCGCCCTTCGATCGAGGCGCGGATAATATCTTCGATCACTCCGTGCTCGCGCAAAAGCGTCTCTGCTGCTTGCAGGATATCTTCCCCCGTCCAGCTTCGCGGGAACTCCGTTCCGCCGAACCGCCAGCCGTAGCCGTGCGCGTGCCCGCCCGATTGATCGAGCCCGTAGAGAATGTGCCTCCATTCTTTCGCCCGCAGAGGCAAGAGATCTTGAGGCCAAGATTCAGGAGCTTGTGTCATCCCTCTCGGCGGGATCAAACCGTCCTTCCCGGGAGTCAGCCCTCGCGCTTTCAGAGCAGCGATCGCTTTTTTACGATCAGCTTCAATCTTGGATCGTTGCAGTGTCCCATCTCTAGAAACGTTAGGGATAGGATGCCCATCGCTGGCTTCTTTCGCGAAGAGCATGCGTATACGCGCAGCGATGCTTTTTTCATCGCCAAGAGCACCCTCCAAAAGGAGGTCTTCTTTAGCAGCCTTGTACATCGCCTCGTAGCCGCTCGGGTTATATCCTCGAATCAGAGGGTTGCTCGACCACGATGGCACGATCTGACAATCGCAATCGCTGTGCGACCGTGTAAATCGTGCCGTTTCCTCGTTCTTGTAAATGAATCCTCGGCCTGCCCACATGATGCACCATGCGCACGTCGTCGCGCCTGTCGGCACACGAGCGTATCGCGGTTCAGATGGATCACGACGCGCAAGCGAGGCCCCTGTCTCCCGACCCGCGCTAGTTACGAGCTGCTTAGCGCGCTGCTGGAGTATCTTCACCGCTGTCGCTCGGCCTCGCTGGTCGATCGCCGCGATCGCCTCTTCGATTACGCGCGTCGTCTTGGGATAGTCAATGAGGTTCGCGGGGATCTCCGGAGAATACTGCGCGGTGATGCCAGCTGCTGTACGCGCTTCCTCGTACCACTCGAGAGCAGCCGAGGCAGCCATTTCTGCGTGTTCTTCGACGAGACGGGGATAAAGCTCTCGCAGTGTCTCGCCGAGAGTATCTGTATCGAGAGCCTCCAGACTTTCCCAAAGCTGCCACACACGATCGGACGCGATCTTAGCAGCCTCACGATTGGCAGCGGCAAGCTTTTTCACGTCCCCGATATCCACACGCCCTCCGATCTACCTTTATTCGGTTGGCTGGTTCCCGACGTTGGTCGGGCTGGCAGAGGCAAGCTTTTCTAAGAGCCCCGAGGCCTCGGCTCGGCGCTTATCGGACATGAGCCGGGCAATTTGGGACGAGCTGTATCCCAGTTCCTCGAGGATCACCGGCGAGGATGCGAGCCAGGGCATAGCAGCTACTTGCTTCACGATTGCGTCGGACTGTGAGACGATCGACGGATGCGCCGGGTCACCCCAGCGCGTCGCAAGAGTCCGGATCCCATCGGGCACCTCATCTAAGCCATCGCGAAGCATCACAGCGTGCATATAAATCCGGCTGAGTGCCCCGTCGTAGACGCGCTGCGCGTTCTTCGCTTTGATGACCAATTCTTCTTTAGCCGCGTAGAGAGCCTCAGCCGAGGAGGGATTATCCTGCACGACGCCGAGAGAAGAGACAGGCATACACGACACGCCCGCGAGTTCGGTCGCTAGTGCGCGCATCTGTTCGGTGAAAGGCTGAGACGACTGCTGCGGCAGGACAGTCACCTTCGGGCCTTCAGGTTCCTCGCCATTGGAGATGGTCTTGACGGTGCCGAGCTTCCAGTCCCACGAACGAAGATCGTCAATCAGGTCGGAGTCGACGCCGGAGAGGAGGATTCCCGGAGCAGTGAAAAGCTCAGTCGCAAGCTCCTCCCGCAGCACGGTTCGCATCGCCCGCTGCGTAATACTCATAACGTCTCGCGAGATCCGCGAGCGCCCCATTGGCCGGTCGAGGGATGGCTCGAAAGGCAGTGCTTCCATCATGGGCGCGCCGATGCCGTGTAGCTCGGCATGCACGACCTCCCAATTCCCATCGGGGAAGGGCACGATGACGTAGGTCGAATCAACCGTATAAAGCGTCATGCGCGTCGGTCGGCCAGCGTCATCGACGTCATCGATCGTCAGACCGTAAGAGAGGCGACGACGTACCCGATCCCAGAGGCCCGTCGCCCAGTCCGCCGAATGGCCTTGGATGATCACGGGAGGCTCTCCCGGCCCTACGCCCTGACGGAGGGTCAGGAAAGCGACGGAGTGCGTGAGGCTGGATGGGATCGTCTGGGCGATCTCAAGATCGAAAGACGTCTCCGCGAGCAGGTCGTTGATCCCGAAAGGATTCTCCTCGCCCCCTGCTGCGGTCACGCCGTCCCAGATCAAGAGATCCGACAGACCGAAGACCACTTTCCGCGGCCAGCCGATGACCGCTCCGAGCTGCTCGACCATGTCGTCGGGAACAGCAATATTGAGGTTATCGGGACGGACGATCCCGTCCAAGTAGGCCTGTCGCAAGCGGTTTCGCGGCTGCTTGACGCGCCAAAGCTCGATGAGTTGGCCGAGAGCCTCTAGCTCTGGACCAGTGAGCCCTAGCACGTTGGGTGTTGGGAAAGCGACGGGAGTCGCGATCATGAATTTCTTCGCGGTCAAAGTGCCCTCGCTTTCTTACCGGGTCGACGTTTCGTTGTTTTTGCAGCCAAAACTGCTGCAGACGCTGCTTCGAGAGGTGTGTCGTCGCCGTCTGGAGTGGAGGCTTCCCATCCCCACGAGCCATCGCGCGAGCGGATTTTCTTGTCACAGACGGCCACAGAGCCGTTGAGTGCGTCTTCGGGGTCGCCCTCGGGATGAGTAATCCGGCCATCCCGCAGGCCCTCGAAAAGCAGCGAGCAAGACTGGAAGTATTCCTTCGTTGTCATGATGTGGACGAGACGTTTTGAGACGCCTCGTGCTTCGAGAGCATCCGCCAAGGCGAGCGCGCCGGAGCCGCCGACAATGTTGATTTGAGCGGCCCGGTCTTTTCGCTCTGCGAGCCACGATGCGACGGCTGATACGCCGTCATCAGTTGCCCCTGTATAGGTGTCGATGACGTTGATATGGAATTTCGTATCGAGACCCTTGCCAGTCTTCAAGGCTCCTGCGAGGGCCTGCCGCTTCCCGTCGGCGCTGAAAGCAACGGCAAAGGAGCGGATGCCGTCGGCTGGTGCGTCGGCGGTGGAGGCTGTCCATGTCGTGGGGTCGATCGCGCGAGAAGCTCCAGCGTGCGCGGGCCACATGCCCAAACGTTCGCGAGCGAAGCCCTCGTCGCTCAAGGTTTGGCGTTCTGCCTCGATGAAGGCTTTTTTGATTCGTCCTGCGACGAAGCCGGGATTAGTCGCCTTCCACAATTCGACATCGTCGAGATTCACCGGAGCATCCGGATCTGGACTCCACTCATGCCAGCACATCGCGCCGGGATGATCCGATAAAGCTTGATCGCGGATGCGGGCAAAGATCGCGCCGTTTGCATTCGGCCCCGGGACGGTGCCCGTGTAGATCACCTGTGAATTTCCGAGGTGACCGGCAGAGCCTGTCGACATGAGGGCTTCAAGAGCATCCTCAGTCAGTTCCTGTGCCTCGTCGAGGACAATGAGATCGGCTGTAAAACCACGGCCCGAAGATTTCGATCGTGCGACGACTCGCAGCGAGCCTCCGTGCCAGCCCTTCTCCGGATCGGTCTTGAGGATGATGGCTTCTTGCCCGTTGACATTGCGGACCTGCTCCACCATGGCATTAAGCTCGGGATACCGGGCATTCTCGTCGTTGGCCTTGACCCCGAAAAATTCTTTGAACCGCCGGTAGTGAGCCTGCGCTGTCTTCACTTCATGTGCCGAGTGGAGGATATTCTCCCCTAACAGGACGAGGCCGAACAATTCGCGCATCTCGAGGAGCGCATTCTTCCCGTTTTGCCGAGACAGGGACAGGCCAGCGATCGGATGCTTCCACTCATCGCGGCCATTCGCAGCGAGCCAGTCTTCTAAGACGAGATCCTGCCAAGCATCAGGCGTCAAGCCGAATTGCGAGGCGAAGTCCCCCGCGAGTTGCCCGAAGCTTTTAGCCCGACGTCCGTCGGCGACGTGGAGCCGCGGATGCTGATCGTTGTTTCGCCAATCGAGCTTGGAAGTCGACAACCGCGTCGCCTCCTCCCGATGCTGCTTCCGCTTCTACCTGTGGTTTCTGCACTCCAGCGATGTCGGTAATCAGCGCCCTGGCTTCGCGGACAAGCGGAGCGCGCTGGCCCGCGTCGGCGTATTCGATCGACACGAGGGTCGTTTCGAGAAGGCGAAGGCGCGCTTCTTGAGGGTCAAAGGAGGGCTTAGAGTCTTCAGTCTTTTTCTTCTTCCCCAACGCAAAACACCCCCAAACCTCAATAAATAAGCCAAAAGGCCGCGAGCGCTACCATCAGATACCCCACAGACGCCCCACGCGATCCCCTACCGACCGTTCAGGCCCTCCGACCAGTTTTCGAGGTCGAAGCCCGAAATAACGGGGGGGTATCTCGCTATACCTCGTGGGCGCTAGTCCGAGGTGGGGGGAGGGGGTAGTGCCCCCAAAACCGCGGAATTCCAACGTTTCCAACAACCGCGTTTTTATCAAAAAGCCTCGAAAAGCCTCGAAAACGACTACCAATCGACATCAACCGACGATCGTCGAGGCGCAGAAAGCTTCGGCGCGACGTTAGATCCGCGCGATTGATTGCATCGTCGACAGATCACGCGGCCATTATCAAGCGTATTCTTTCCGCCCCAACGCACCGGGAGAATGTGATCCGGCTCGGCAGAATTCGGAAGCCGCGTCCGCTCGTAATCGAGAAGGCAATGACAGAACGGACAGTGAGTCACGCCGCGATTCTTCGCCTCGGTAAGGACCCGCTTCCGCCAGTGGAAGTATTGAGCTGTCCCCGTCCGTGACACCCCTGCCCCTCCCGTCTCCTGCCGGAAGGCTAAGGCTTTGATTTCATGGTTTGCGAGCCCGCGCATCGGCGGGCATAGAACGCAGCGTCACCCCCC